AACAGGAATGGGTACACCAAGATCCACACCAGCGTGAACCGTCCAACGACCCTCACCACTGTCTGATACTCCCCCATCGAACTTGCTAAGCTCTCGATCGCTCCGTAGAACATCAGCGGTAAGGTCAAGTAACCAACTACCAACCACGCTCCCACGACGCCAACACTCAGCCACCTCAGCAACGTCAATGTCGTACTGATAATCGGCAGGGTTGTCCATTGGGGCGACTTCAGCGTCTCCTGCTTTGACATACTTAGAACCAGCGTTTGCTTCATGTAGAATGTTGAACCCTTCGGCGTATGCTTGCATGATACCATACTCTACACCATTGTGGACCATCTTCACAAAATGACCTGCTCCAGGACCGCCACAACGTAACCACCCGTGCTCAGCAGGTGAGACGTAGCTTCTGTCATCGGTTCTAGGGGCAGCATCGATGCCTGGTGAGAGGGCATCAAAGATTGGACGGCAAGCGGATACTGCAGTATCTGTACCACCAACCATAAGACAATATCCACGCTCCAGACCGTAAACACCACCACTAGTGCCACAGTCAAGATATTGGATGCCCAACTTAGACAACCTTTCCGCCCTGCGTCGAGAGTCTTTAAAATTGGAATTGCCATGATCAATAATAATATCGCCTTCCACACAAAATTGTAGTAGCTCATTAAGGGTATCCTCTACGGTTTCTGCTGGTACTACCATCATATAGACGCCAGGACCTTTGTCACCGACTACTTGAACAAGGCTTTGTATAGAAGTGGTATATCCACTGATATAACCCGCTTCATATTGTGCCTCAGCTTTTTGAACATTGTTTCTAAATCCGTGTACTTCGTGACCAGCAGCAATGAGACGACGGGACATACCCTCGCCCATCCTACCTAGTCCAATCATTCCTACTTTCATTTTTTAAATAAATCCTCTACTTGTTTTCGAGCGTCAGTCATTTTTTTCTTCTCACGCTCTGTGTGTTTGTACCCGTATTTACCATGGAAGATAGCATGTCCTTGGCAGAACATCGTGATCCCAAACACAAGTGCTAGGATTATACCTATCCATTCAATTATAAGTGTATGTTGAGCCATGGGAATACGGGATCGATTACTCCGATAAGTCGAAGTAGACCTTCAGCAAAAAGTGCAAGAACAACCCAACCAACACACATGCTGATAATTCCAGCATTACGATTGTGCTTTCGTATGGCATCGTCGATCATCTCCTGGACTTCTTCTTTTGTTACGTGGTTAGGTGGTTCAACACCTTTACCCCAATCTTTGAACATCAGATTTTCTCCATAGCCAAGACTAACTCTTGGTAGTGGTGTAATTCATCATTCATTATATCGAGGATCTTCTGATCGTCAGGATATGTAACAAGGTACTTTGCATATGTCACGGAAGCGTGTAGCTCTACTTCCGAGTTTAGGTGGTAAGCATACCTAGGCAGCAAAGCAGAATAAGCAACCATGATCCAGTAGTAGACCAACACCAAATGATAAGCAAAGAACCTATCGATCCAAGCAGTATGTCCACCACGGCGTTCCATCTCCTCTAAATGTTCTGTTTCGTTGACTGTCTGTTCAAAGTGTTCCTTCATCAGTTCAAAGTGTTCTGGGGTCCTGAGACCAAGAGACTCCCTGAAATGTAAGACACTTAAGAATGCAAAATAGGGTGCCCGAGCAATAGTCTCAAGCACCCAAAAGCGTTGTATGTCACGACCTTGATACAAAAAATCAAGTATCGCTACTGTGACGTTTAGAACAACCTCATTAAATTTTTTCATTATTCGACGTGTACTGTACCGATCATGCCAGCCCCCTTATGGGGACCACACCAGTAAGTATAGTCACCTGCTTCAGAAAATTCAACATCGAACTCTTCGCCAGGCATCATGGCAAGACCTTCGTGTGAGATCTCTGGATGATCTTCCACCACTACATTATGAGGAGGAAGCATATTATTAACAAAATGAACTGACTCACCAGCGGAAATGGTAACCTCGGATGGTTCGAAGACGAGGTTTCCGTCGTATCCCATTTGGACATCGACTGCCCACGCTGGGAGGGCGAGAAACATTGTAGCTAGAAGTCCTAGAAAAAACTTCATATAACTTTATAGCAACTACTTTATCTAGGAGGTTCCTCCTTCTTGAGGTCTATCTGTAGCCTATTGTATCGTGGGTTTGTTTTGACTTCCTGACTTACCATCACACCAAATTCATCACAGCATTGACACCATGCTCGTCTCGCCTCTGGCGCACCTAATGCTTTTTTCGCCACAGAGTTTCCCACTCCCTCCAAAGGGCAGCACATTCATCACTTTTCTTTTGGAGATGTGGTTCTCGATACACCTAGTCCTCAGGGCAATTTTCTTCTTCGTAGTACATCAATTTCTTTTCAAGACGATCGTATTCGTCCCACATATACTCGGACCCTGTATAATCCTTGTACATTTCACAAGCACGAATCAAACGTGCAATGTCGTCCGAGTTTAGTCTCATTTCCATATGGCATCCTCACTAATAATTATAACGATTTAGGTCAACAATTCCAGGCACGTAAGGATTTGTTAATACGGGAGTCTGGATCCCGTGCTGTCTTCTTAGAAGTCAACTTCGCTTTCATGCCTTTCATTCGAGCACAGAAGGATTTCCTACGGGGATTTCCAACCTTCTTTGATGGTGCCTTAAGGTCTGATCCAGGATTCTCTCTTTCGTAAGATTTTCTTCCCTTCTCGTTAAGTCCTCCAGACTTTTTCTTTCCCTCCTTTCTGGTCCAGGCAGCTTCTTGGAGGTCATACCGTAGATCTTTAAATGACTTCATATTTATGAACCAGAGATTGTTACGGGGGAAGCATAGATAAATCCAGTTCCAGGAGCAACGTCAGGAGCAAGTCTCAACTCAATAGTCTCACCATCTGTTTGTGGAAGATAAGTTGGAACGTTAGGATCATCAAATTTAACCTGACCAGGATCTTTTCTGATGTATACAGTCTCGGCAGGTTTGACAATCACATCCATATAATTGCCAACTTCTTGGTCAATAGTATAACTATGATTATATGTCAGACCAGTAGAAGGTTCGAGACCTTCAACATGAACTACTCTGGCACAGATAGGAGTATCTGATTGGTTATCAATCTTAACTACACTGGCACGTAGGATTTCCATTGATCTCAGTTTCTGAGTACCAGAAACAACACTACCATATACTGCTGTAATAGTGGCAACATCGATCGATGTGATCTTACCAGTAGGTTTGATGATCATGACTCTCCTTTGGCTTCATTCTTATTTATTTGTTTGAGCATTTTCTGGAGGTCTGCTGTGCTGCCAACAAATAGATTGTTCGTGGTATTACCCGTTGCTTGCTTGGTAGGTGCCTCAAGGTTCTTCATCTTCTGTTGAAGATCGATGAGTTTGTCAGTGGCGTCTGCTACCTGCTTCATGGCGTTGACAGCAACTTCATATGCCCTAGGGTGCCCAGACTCCTGTGCCACCTCTAGAGCGCCGTCTAGCGCCTCTCTGCCCTTATCTATGAGTGAGTACAAAGACCCACGGGTATATTCATAGTCTTTAGTTTGATCGTCTTTCTCTGCCTTTGGTGGCACTGGTTTGGACGGTTCAATATCTGTAGACTCAACTTCGATATCAAAGATATCTTCCATGTTCTCTTCAAATTTGCTCATAAGATTTCAATCCCTTCATTAAATCCAAAGTCGTCGGTGGAGATGATTAGTTCATCATCAGCAGCATTGATGACGCCATCGCTGTTCTTATCTTCCAGTGCCTTAGGTGAGTAACTGTAAGCAGCAGATCTTCTGCTTTGAGCAAGGTCGCCAACAGATTCGTAAATAGTTGCCTTACGAATAATACCAGTGTTGGTGTAAGGACCGTAGATGTAAGACTTAGCAGTAAAGTTCAAAGTCCAAACAATACTTCTACGATCAAGGAAGTTGTCATCCCAATCATCTTCATAGTTGATGTTGTTTAGAACGATAGCAATATCTCTCTTCTCTTCCATATCAGAAATCATGTTGAGAGTGATATTAAAATTGGGTTGGAAGAAAGGTAAGATCTGTTCCAAGATCTGTAGACCATCATCCTGAGACTTAGCAATAATTCCTAGTTCAAACGACATGTCGTATGGAACTGGAACATACTGTGTCTTAACTTCTGTGCCGTCATCAGCAATAGTAGTTCTATACTTCTGTACAGGACTTGTCTTACGAGCAGCATCGTATGTAATACCAGTCATCTCAAAGTAGAGACGTGGTAGTGTGATGGCAACTTTATTTGATACATCTGGATTTTGCTCCAGACGTGCCAAGAACTTCTGCTTAGGTCCATAAGCAAGAGGAACCTTTTCAACCTCCAACACATCACCTGTGTTGGGATCTACTTTCTTGAGTTCGATATTGTTGAATAGTGTACCGAAACCAATAACCGTCTTACGGGTAGCTTCGTTATAAAAATGTGCCCCAAGCATTAGAATGAATCCATAAAGTTACCATACTCACCGAAGGGATTGACTTCACCCCAATCGACTAAATCATCAGCCTCTTGTTCGATCTCGAAGTTTTGATCGTAGTTGCTGTTGGTATTATTTAGAGTGTTGAAAGACTCAGGACTCCACTTAGCACCAGAGGTTAGACCAGTAACTACTTCAGCAGTAGTAAACGTTCCTGTTCTGTTGATGACTTCGAGTGCTCTGGTAGCACTATCCCAGGACTTGACATCTGCTCTGTTGTCTTTGGGTGAGTAGTCAATTGTGACAGTAGGTTCAGAACTATAGCCGCTCCCACCACTGGTGATAACAATGTTAGTAATAAGACCAGTAGCAGAAACCGTAGCAGTACCTGTAGCATCTGTTGTTGCTCCTCCTCCAGAGAATGTGACTGATGGTGGTAGTGCCTGGTTGTAATATAGACCTGTGTCTGTCACAGTCACATTATCTACGGCACCACTAGCAATGGTTGCTGTTGCCTTAGCAAGGAACTCGTCTCCCACAATCTCTTCACCAACAACGAAGTCTCCTGTACCACCAGGATCCATGAAGAGTTTGATAGAACTAGATTGAGTTGTTTCAATTACATCGATCTCAGCAACACCAGTTTCGATGCTATCACTACCAACCTCGTAGATCTCGGCGGTCATTGTGTAGAACTGGAGTTTGCCCATCTGGTAGAAAGGTTGCTCTCGCTCTACAAACTTGATTTCGTATAAGTCTTTTGTAAGAGGGAAGTATAGAAGATCACCCTCATTGGGTCTACCGTCTACAGTCAGATCATATCCATCCGAAGCTTCGTCCCAGCGTCTTGTGGATACTCGGAACTTTACCTCATCTGTGATACGTAGACCGAACTTACTGATGAACTCAGATGTCTCTCCAAAACCAGTGACATTCTCTAGTAGCATCTCAATTTGAAACTGAGACTCATACTTTGAATAGATGATATCATCCAAAGTATTATCCTTTAGGATTGTCCTTGGCATGTAGTAGATATCTGATCCAAACAGTTTGATCTGTTCGTCAACGAGATCCTGTACGAGATTTTGCTCGCCAGAATAACCGCTATAGTAAGTGGGAAAATATGGTGATGTTGGCATCTTATCCGATCATATCCATGGGTGGAAGGGAATACTTGGTCAGCATTTCTGACTCAAGTTGCTGAACTTCTCTGTTTCCATCCTCCCAGATCTGACGACCGTTGAGAGTGATGCCACCAGGAAGTTGTACATTATTAAACTTGATGAGGTTTGCTCCCCACTGTCTCTTCATTAGAGCAGTAGCATACCTCTTTACAAAAGAATCATTATATACTTGGGTGTATGTTTCTGGATCTATAGCACCCCAGCAATCGATTAGAATCCAGTTACCTTCTACCAGTCTGCTGGTATCAATGTCAATGTACAGTCTGTCCTGCCTCTTGGTGAATCTGTACTGTACAAAAGAACCAGTATTGATAACTTGGTCTAGTGTTTCAAAATACTGCTTGACCATATAGAAATTAGTCAAGTCAAAGTTCCCCATCTTGAATCCATTCGAGAAGGAGAACATGTCCATCAGGAAGAACTGGTTAGTCATACCAAACAGTTCATTACGAACGAAGTTGGATGATACACCAAATACTTTACTGATGCCCATCACATGATCTGGGATCTCTAGGAAGTTCTTTCTATGCTCCCAACCAGTAGCGTCTGGGTTGCTAGTTTGTGTAACTTCGTTTTGTGTAGTGAACCTAGTAATATCTAGATCAGTGATGTTATGCTTGAGATACATTTGCTCAAGTCCATCAAAATGATGTTCATGGTAGAACTGAATGGCATCATCAATGATGTCACTAGTTTGCTCGTCAGCAATATTGATTTGTAATACAGGAGCTCCCAACTGACGTTTACAGTAATCAATTAGTTCCTGTCTAGTGGTTGGCGATGCCATGTATCTTACACAAAGTCCCTAATACTATTTAGGATGGGTTATTTTAGAAACCCATTAAAGGTAAGACGATCACAGTTCCAGTTGGTATTGAAGTATGGTGTGTGGCATACCTTGCCTTCATACATCAGCAAAGTATTGTATTCATGTGTCTCTACGTGGTAGGTTTCCCAACCACATCTATCAAATGTAGATGGATCTAGGGGAACCATTGTTTGATCTTGATTAGATACTCGATCATAACGATAGTTTACATCAGAACATATATGTTCCATGTTAGTAGAGATGTTCCTACAGAAAGCAGTACCGCTATCTGTGCCTTCTAGTTCTTCATTGGTATTCAGTGGTAAAACACAAGCGTAGTGTTGCCAATCTACATGTGGATATAAACTAGAAGTTCTACACAGTTGTCCTGGTTTATATTTTTGGATCGTAAAGATAGAAGACTTTGGATTATGTAGAACTAGATTGGTAGTCTTCATCTTATCGTATAAGATGTCTCTAAATGGAGAAAAGAATTTCATATCAACTCCACCTACCCTAGACACATATCCAGGGACAGAAGAAACTTCTCCCATAATAGTGTTCTTGAGATCTGCTTCTAAAGCAATGTCTCTAACTTTATCTGGATTAGAGAAGAAGTTTTTAATTTTAATTATCCTGTTCTGAGACTGCCCAATATGAAAAACATCGACCTCCCAAGAAGAAAGGTCGATGTCAAAGTCTTTAGCGTTGATCATTCTGCCGCTGGTTCTTCAGCAGGTGCTGCTTCACCTTCTGGTGGTTCTCCAGCAAGCAAACGTAGGGTCTCTAGACCACCTAGGAGTTTGATTTTATACTCCCTTGCTTTCTCTAGACCTTCTTCTAGTTCTCTAATTTGTTTTTCGGTGTTAGCAAGTTGCTCATCAAAATTTGATTTAAGTGTCTCTTGATCCATGGTGTTCTCCGTCAGTCAGTATAATTAATTGCCGATTCAAGACCCAGGCAACGGGTACGAACCAAATCCAATACTTCAATAGCTGCTTCCAACTTATTGACCATTAGATGTGCTTCATTGTATTCAGCTAGGTCAACCCTAGTACAAGTGGCAGTTTGCTCATCGATTTCTTTTCTCTTCTCTGCCATAGTGTTACGCTGCTCATCGAGCTTAGCGACAACTTCTTGCCAGATGGTGTCAAAAGTTTCTAATTCAATGTCAACTTCAACCACGCTTTGTTCTTCAGACATAATCTAAAAACCAGTACAGAACTATTTATTACTCTTCTACCATAGGAGATATCGCCAGAGTTGGGCGGGTATCCCACTTCAGATTTGCTCTATCTCCATATGATCTTACGTATTGTAGGAATGCTCCTACATACAATTCACCAGTAAAGCAATCCCTCCAATGAGGGATTTCGGAACCAGGGAAGATACAGATATCTCCCACATCCAATTCTACTGATGACCCATCAAATTGTAATGCCCAGTCAGCATCTTTACTTAAACAGCAAGAGACGCTAATTTCTGAAGCAGGACGATCAGTGTGTACTTTTAACTCACTGCCATGGTAGTATACTCTACCATAAGAATAGGTAGAATACAAATGTCCATCAATCACTTCTTCTACAAGAGGTTTGATATACTCTAACAGATTCTCGAATGGTAATGGAGCGTACCAAGAAAACGTACCTTTTCCTATTGATGGATGATCAAAAGCATTGTTGTCTGGTTCTATAACTTGTATTACACTTTCTAGCAATCTGAATTCTTTAGCAGCAAAATCACAGATGTCTTTTGAGATTGCTCCTCTAACTACAGTAATCAATTTTCATCCTCCTTCTATCTAGATTCATGTCTCGCCCAGTGGTATTGTATTTCTTAGATCTACATGGGATGCTGATAGACAATCGTTGACTATCAGGAAAAGCACCATGAAAATTTCTAGCAGGAACATAAAGCATATCGCCTGGTTCTAATTCATATTCAACTAGAACTTCTAGATCATCTTCGTTTACATTTATATTAACTTCATTCTGTGTTAACAGATCTGAGCACATGTTCTTGTACATTCTCCACTTGGTCTTTCCCTCTACTTGAAAAATCAAGTTAACAGGAATATCAATGTGTGGACAGAAAGACTCTGCTGTTCTTCCTATATTACCGTAGATATGTGAATCACATATAACATCAAACGTTTTTTCAATAGCTTCACAGAAGGAAGCAATCCATGGATTGTGTTGAGAAAACTGATGGATTACAAATGTATCTCCTTGATTAACTTTATCAAAGATAAATCCTTTGTCTTGTACCCTATACGGATTCCAGAAGTATGGATATTGTGGAACCTCCATCTTCTGCCTGTTAGAAAGGATCTCAACATTGTAGAGACCACCATTAAAAATGTCTTCTACTTCTTTCCATGTAACAAATTTCTCGGGATTTTGAATAAATCCTTTAAGAACTAATGGTCGATCATGTTGATAGATTTGAGGTATCAGATCTCTTCTGAACTTGTCGATATAATCAATGGTATTCATATAGGTTAAAAGAAATTACTACTCGAACATCTTTCGACTTAGAAGATGAGCTGGAGTGATAGTGATTGCCATCAAAGAAAACTAACTTACCTTGTTCTGGAGATACTCTACGTTTGATTGTATATTCAGATGATCGTTCGGTTTCATTGAAAATGAATGTATCACCTGGCGTACTATCACAATAGTATAAGGCAACAACATTAGTTTTAATCCTGCTGGTATCTATTCCTTCATGATCAATGTGTGGATTGTTATATCCTAGATCATCATCACCAGGAATATTAAGACCTATCCTCATTCTAGATAGACTAACATTTGCTGGTGGGTAATGCTTCTTATACTCATCAAGAAGTAAAGGAACAAAGAAGGAAAAGAAATCGAAGAATTTATTCTGTGGTGTTCCGTTTACAAGTGGGAGGTTGAAGAACCCAGGTTGTGTTTTATATCCTTTGTCGAGATCACGATCGTCAAAGGTAACGTCTGATATGTAGTGCCAATCAAAGTCTCTGTCTAGTAAAACGTTCCGAACATGTCGTTGTAGACTAGGTGGCAAAAAATCTTTAATTTCTTTTATTTCCATGATAAATTAAATGCCAAAGATATTCTCTCACTGTCTGTATTATTTATTTCCACACGGTGAGACAACCATGATGGAAAAATTAGTGCCATGTTTTCCTTTGGTTTATACTGCCAATCAGTAAACCCACATCTCCTATTTGTATTCTGTATATTACTGTAGATAATATATGACTCATGGGTAGGTCTGGAGAATACTATACTACCAGAATCTTCGGGAGCAACTAACCAGAGAACTCCAGATAAGAAACTACCACCATGAACGTGTGGAAGGTTGACTGCTCCAGGTGGATTAATATTAAACCACATGTTATCAAATTCTAGTTTCTTAGTGGATGCTCCAAACTCATCCATAAACGCTGGAATTCTTTTACACAATGCCTGTATAAAGTCTTGTGCCCATTCTGTATCTGTTGGGATGTCATTCGATTGCCATCCACCAACATTTGATACAGATCTACCTTTATCTTGCTCTCTTAATTCTAAAGCATGAGCAATCATATGCTCAGCATCATACGCCATATGCCATATAGGAGTTGGGAAAATAAACTCTACACCAAACATTACCAAAAACCTCTGTAGTTAAATGAAATAGCAATACGTTCTTTCTGTGTATTATAACGTTCAACTCTATGTCTCATCCATGATGGGAATAGAATAAATTCATATTGCTCTGCTTGAACCTGTTGACCTATGGTATCAATACCAAACATTCTCTCATAGGGGCAGAGTCTTCTTATATAATCCAGTGGATCACAGAATGTTATGTGACCATCATTCTCTGGTTTACGAAAATAATATACACCAGAGATATGATTGCCACCATGTGATCCATCAGAATGACTATGCTCGGCAGTAGTATCATCCTGCTGGTGCTTGTTTGCCCAAGAGTTGACTAGAAATATTTTACAAGACTTTCTGTAACCCAGAGTGTTCCAATAGTTTTGTACATGTTCATGGAGTTGATCATAGAACCACTGTAGTTCCTTATTTTCATACAGTGTCAGATTATATTGTCCTGTAGATAAACCAGTCTCTCCTGTCCAACTGTCTTTATCGCATTCAGAAAAGAGGCGTGACAGGAAATCATAAGAAATCCTATCATCCTCTTCTGATGGGTAGATTACGCCTCTCTCTATGGTCGTTGGAAATAAATCAATCGAATCCATACTTCTTCAGAATCTTTGCCATGTTATTAACTTTTGATTTGTAGTCAGTACCAAATTGATGTTGACCAGAGTAAATCATTTCTTGCTCCATGCCAACCAGTTCTGGTGTAGCATCAACAACTTCTACGTGATAGTTCAAAGCAGATCTAGACATAGGAATAATTTGTGCCAATGGAGTACCAGCATGTACAGTGACTGTATCATTCATTACATGCCATGCCAGCTGGCAGTTAATTTCACTCGTAATTAGAGGATCCATGACACCAGTCATCTGAGTGAACCTGTCTTCTTTGTGATACTGAACAGATGTGATTAAGAAAATGATATCATTATCATTAGTCAAGAGTCTCCAAGGTAGATTTAATTTTACTACTCTATTAACACATGGAGCATTGCTTGGTAAAACCCATTCTGATTGCCATTCAGCATGAGTATCTACATAAGGAGCATGACTCAAGACATGTTTATGTGTGGCGTTAATTTCTTTACCATCACCAGTGGTATTAATAATAAAGTCTGCTGGAGCATAGAGGATGTATCCAGTGTTCATTGTTGTTTTGATGGCTGGACATCTACCAACAGAAGTCAATCCTTCAAACTTTTTGTGTAGAGGACACTTCCTTTCATACTCCACAAAGAACTCTTTCTCTTGCTCAACCCATTCCCTTTTAAATTTTTTGGCAGGGGTAATTGGATATAGTGTGTTAACTGCTGGCAACAAAGAATAGAATTTAATCTTCTTCTCTTTCTTCTTGAATGGGTTCCACATAGATGTTATCTTTCAAAAATTGGTAAGCAGTGGGTTGAGTCTCTAAAAATTTCAGCGCTTTACGTTTCTCTTTCCTAGCAATAGGTATCGTTTCAACATCCCATCGCTCAAATTCTGAAGTGTAAGCGTATTCTACCTGAGACTTGGAGATCGGTGGGAACTCCATGCCACCAGCAATATAAAGAGACCCTTGTAAATCAGGATACTGGTTTGTATGCCCCACACTATAGCACACTTCCTTATAAAGTCTAGGACTCTTCATAACCCTATCAGTTAATTCCTCGGCAGAAATTGGTTTGAGATGATTTGTAAGATACTTCCAGTAGGGACTATCTTCTCTACGAGACATTGTATAGTGCATTACGATAAAATCTTTCATCGATTCGATATCGTAGTCGGCAGCAATATTGAAAGCAGACCTATCCATCTCATTAATGTATCCTTCACGCCTCTGTAAGGCGTCCATTAGTCGGATAGCATTCTCGTGTGTAGTGAATAGTCCCGTCGCTTCTAGGGGTTCTAGGAACCCGTAGGAGAGACCAATACCAACTACGTTCTTAACCCATGCTTGCTTGTGCTTACCATGTCTGATAGGAATCTTTCTTAGTTCTACAGACTCAGCTCTTTCTTTTCCATACTGACTGGTGAGGTGTTCTCTAAATTCCCTTTCGGCTTCCCAATCGGTAGCATAGTCACTTGAGTAAACATAACCAGTACCAATCCTATCCCACGTAGGAGTTTTCCACACCCAACCATTTCTTAAGGCAGTACAGTCTGTTGTGTTCAGAATCTCATTTTCTTTATCTTCATATGGAACACGACCAGCGAGAGCAGTGTCATTTAATAGAACATCTTTAAATGATACAAACTCAGATCCCATCTGTTGCTCTAGAAGCAAGGACTTAAATCCAGTACAATCGATGTACAGATCTGCTTTAATTCTCCAAGTCTTTGAACTACTAGGAATCATAAAATCTAGATTGCCTTCTCTGTCAAAAATAAACTCTTCGACAGTATCTCTAATCACCTTCACCCCATTGGGAATACAAATCTTTTCTTTTAGATATTGTCCGAAAGCAGTGGCGTCAAAATGATAAGCAGTATCTTTATCAAAATTATAGTTGGGTAGATACATGCTTCCATGACACATCTTGTTTGTGTTAGCAAGATGTGTGATTGAGTTATAAAACTCAGAATATGTTATGTCGAAATCTGGATGTTTTTGTTTGATAGCAAACCAGTCATCTGGTTTACAATTTTGATACAAGGATTTTCCAAAAGGATACTGGAAAGTATGACCCAGTTCTTTGAAATCATTGAACCTAACAGAAACTTTATAGGTAGCGGAAGTGGCAGACATAAAGTCTCTATCTCTACCAGATAATCCAATAAATTTTAAGAACCTATTGATGTGTCCCATTGTAGATTCTCCTACTCCAATAGTAGGAACATCTCTTGGTTCTACAACAGTAATTTCTACGCCTTTAAGATTGGTTGCCAATAAGGCGGCGGTCATCCATCCCGAAGACCCACCACCTACAATACATACTGATTTAACTTTCATAATATTCGTGAGCGAACGGGAAGCTCTCTTGATATTTATCGTTGTCCCATTGTGCTAGTTCTTGGAACAGATCTGGATCTAGTTCACCATTACGGATCTTGTCACGGAGAGTCCATTGTGTGAATGGGTTGAACTTATTAGCAGCAGCGATATAGGAGAGTCCTGTCATATTATCATGAGTCCACTGAGTTAGATCATATGATGTCATCATTTTTTTGACAACAAGAAATCTCTCTACAATTTCTGGGTTATGAGAAGCAAATCCACCACACCAATCAATATTGTCCGTGACATGTCTCCAATAAGGAGTATCATCTCTAGTTTGTAATCCGAAGTGGAATGCTACAAACCAAGCAAAATCAAACCAGGCATTTCTACATCTAACATTAAATGTGTTCCTGTCGATAGCATTTACTTTATCTCTTCTCGACAGAACATCACACAGGATCATGGCAAAGTCATGTGAGAAAGCAACGCCATTGGATTCAAGTGGTTCAATAAATCCAGATGACAATCCTATACCTACAACATTCTTGTTCCACACTTTCTGGGTGATTCCTGTCTTAAAGTTAATCAGACGATACTCAGCACCTTCAGGATGTCCTAGATGTTCTTTGAATTCTTCTAGAGCATTTTCTTCACTGATAAACCTATCACAGAATACATAACCAGTTCCTGCTCTGTGTGTCAATGGAATGTTCCATATCCATCCAGCAGACTTGGCAGTACATGTAGTATATACATTCAGTTCTTTTTTCTTATCCTTGTATGGAACTGTAGTATGCCATGCTTTATTATTAATAAGAACATCTTCCATAGAATCAAAAGGTGTTCCTAACTTGTCTTGTAGTAGGAATGATCTGAAACCTGTACAGTCTACAAATAGATCTGCTTCGAAGGTTTTACCTTCATCATCCACAAGACATTTGATTCCTCCATCATAATTGTACTCCACATCAACAATAGTGGCACGCTTATGCTGTAGTCCTCTGGGAACACAGTATTCATCTCTCAACCAATGAGAAAACTTTAAAGCATCGAAATGAAACGCTGTTTGATAATGAAATTTGAATCCAGGCATGTCACGTGTCGGGATTCTATTTTCTTCCAGACACTTGTAGTTAGGTGTAATCCACCTAGCGAAATCTCCAGCTGGAGTTTCAGGATTTAAACCAGCATGGATAAACCAATCAGCAATGTCATACTTAGTGCCTGGGGGCAGTTCATTGGAAGTGAATGGATAATGCCAGTCGCCTAGGTTATCATTGAAGTTTACGAATTTGATGCTCTGTTTATATGTGGCATCACAATGTTTCATGAAATCGGAATCTTTGATTCCCAAATCATCTAACCAGTATCTAATTTTTTGTAGAGTAGATTCTCCTACACCAATCCTAGGAACCTCTTCGGATTCTACTA